CAACCACGGACATATCAGAGCTTCCGCAATAAGTAGCCCCCGAGGCCCAACAGCCAAAATTTAACCCTTCAACGCCACTGCCAGAGCCCCAATTAGCCCCGGAGTAAACCAGATAACCCTTTATGCCTGAGTGGGTAAGAATAGTGGTAACGCTTCCAGCAAAGGAAATCGCGGGGTATAAGCCGATACCCGCTTGCGGAAGGGCGTCGGATGTGGGGGCGTGGGTTTTTGCAATATATAGGTCTGTGCCGGTTCTTGCGGCAGCGCCAAGGCCCATCGAGTCAAATTGCGGCGTCGAGGTAGTTGCAATGCTTTGCGGCAGCGATAAGGTCATGCTCACGGCGACGGAATTAGGGTTTGCCGTAACGTTCACTTGATTGGTTGTGCCTGATACCGAGCCGGTGAGTGCCGCCTGTTTACTGTTAAAGGCCGACCAATCCGTTGAGCTTAAATATCCATTTGCGCTGCTGGTTGCCGCCGGGATCGCCAGGGTAAGGTCGGAGGTTAGTGCGCCGCCGCCGGTCAGCGGGGCGGTTGTTGAAACATTTCGGGAGCCTGGACAGGCGGCATTCCACGTCGTGCTTGAGCCGCCGCTTGCGGTAATAACGCCCGATGCTGTGATCGCGCCATTTACATCAAGCAGGGCAGAGGGCGTTTTACCGATACCGACGTTCCCGTTCTGGTCTATGGTTATACGAACAGCGCGGGCGATAGATCCGTCTGCACAGGTTGAAAACGTCATGTATCCGGGCAGTGACGTTGAGCTGATCGTTCCCGTGCCGACATAGGTTTCTATCGCGCAGGGTGTTTTGAAGCTGCCGCTCGGCGTTCCGGTATAGCCGTCAAAGAATATAACGCCCAGCCGATCCCCGGCCTGAACATCCGCCGGCGATGCAAAGGTTCCGCGTGCGTGGCGAGCATTAAAAATGGATCCGAGGTTTGCCCCGCCGTAATAGTTTTCAATGACGCATTGTGCTGCGCCGTTGATGCCGGCCTGTGCTAAGTAAACAAGCGGCACGCCGCCGGTGTGCGTCGCTGAATACACGGTAATCGGCGAGGTCGGGTTAGTGGTTCCAAAGCCGACATAGTTTCCCTTGAAATAAATTCCGGTCGTGCTTGAAGGACCCACCCAGGACTCAGCGGCAAGATTTACCGCCGCAACATCGCTTAAATGAATATGCGCAAAGGTCGGTCCGTCGGTAGTTTTGAGCCCATCAACAGCCGCCTGGTTAAGCGCCTGCCATGATGGTTCGGTGCCGCCGGCGAGATACGTTGTTGAGGCCCCGATTGCCAGCCTCGTCCATTTCGGCGTTGCACCACTCCCGATAACGATATCGCCCCGAACGACGCTTGCGGCATTTACGTCGCTGTGCATAGCCGACAATAAATTATGAACATCTTCCTTGTAGATTGCAGTCATTACGGAGCTACCTCTGCGGGAAATTCCGGAGTATCAAGGACAAAAGAAAGCTCTGATTTTGCCCTATATGTTCCGGATGCGGCGGTTATAACGGCCATGTATTCTCCCGGGGCCATCGTATCGTCTGATTGAAACAAGTAGTAATAAACGTCATTTGTGGCGTCATAGGCCATGGCCTGCTCGTCGGCCTGTACTTCCCCGGCAGGATCGGCTATTGAAACATTTACGCTGTCAATCGTTGCCCCCGATGGATTTTCAATGGCGGTTGTTATTTTTACGCACGTACCGAGTAGCATTGTGGCTCTCCTAAATACTGTCCTCGAACCGATCTTTTGTTTTTAGTGTTTCCTGCGCACTTAAATATTGTCTGAGATATTCGTAAGGTCGCAGGGTTTGTCCGATGTAATCCGCGGCCCCCAAGAAGCAGGGAAATAATTCGCAACCGCGAAGCGTCTGCGCCAGATACTCGGCAGCCGTCAACATCACAATACGGATAAAGCCATGTATCCGCAGGATGCCAGAAACTCCGTACCCTCGCGTTAAGAGTAGCGAGCTTCCGAGTCCTCGAGTTACAATCATGTCGGTACCCGCTCATAAACATTCTGGTCCGTCGGCAGGCCGGCGATATCTTTCAGGTCGAACGTCAAAATCGGTGTCGTGCCGTCTGCGTCATAAAAGATCATCTGTGTGCCGACAATGCGCCAGCGCCCTGTTTCTATTTTGTAGATCGTCGCCAGTTTTGAGCCGTCCGCCTCGAGGGCTGTTTTAATATCGGCCGCCGAGGGCGCTTCCGGGATGCCCGCAATATCTGCCGGCAGGCCAGAGGGGTCAAGCTCGGCCAGCCGCGTTTCGGTGCAAACGCTCGCCTGTGCCGCCGTTTTTGCAGGATCGTACGCACTGGTAAGGGAGAAGCCGGTTTTGTCGCTGACCGTTACCGAGGGCGTAAAGGCAAAGGCGGTAAGAGTCCGCGTTACAGCTCCCCACACGGCGCTTGCAATATCGGCAACCAGCGTACCGAACGTGGTCAGGCTTCGCGCCGATGATCCCCAAACCTTATCTGCTCCGGCCTGCGTTATGCCAACATCGCTCGTCACGCTTCCTACCGTCGTCACGCCGGCAATCGTATCGGTCGTCACAACGTAGTCAGCTGCCGGCAGTGTTCGCACCTCAAACTCGGTATTGGTCGGAAAATCTTCTTCGACGGTAATTTCCTCGGACGCGAGCAGATTACCGTCAGTTACATTTCTCCATTGGATATAGCCCACCAGCAGCGCGGAAAAAAGCAGCCGCACGCCATACATACCATAGTCCAGCTCCTTAACATTGGTCGCCGTCCAGCCAACGATTTCAGCAAGGTCATAATCCACGATCCGGTACTGTACTGTTTTCCCGGTCCGCGTAGCGCCAAAGGCTACCGCGAACGTATGGTAGTGGTCTTTAAGGACGATCATTAGATCCTCACTTTTTCCGCGTCCAGCAGATCGACAATGGCAACCCCGGGAGTTCCCCCGCCGACGCCGGTAAAGGCAAAAGTCAGAATTGCCGAGGTCGCGTTTTGCGGCACGCTGGTCAATTCATAGACAAGTTTTTTCGTGCCATCAATCTTATAGGTTGCCGCAGCAAGCTCGCCGGCCGAGAGCGCCGCTACCTTGTATTTGTTCGTGGCGTGGACGCCCGGCACAATATACTCGATCACAAAATCGAGCGTGGCTTCGTCGCCCTTCGTGTAGTTGACATACAGGAAGGCCCGGCCGTTGTTGTGCCGGATCTTGAAAGTAACGGTTCCATCGCCCAGGACAACGATGCCGGTTGTCGATTGAAGTTTATCAGCCATGGTAAAAATCCTCCTTTATTGATTAAACATTCTGAAATCCTGCCCGACTACCGGCCGGCCCGACTCATCAAGCGGCTTTGCCGCTGGTGCCGGCGTCATGCCCGGCCCCGGCGCTGCCGTTCCCGGTGCCCCGGGAGCTGGTAAGGCCCACTGGTTTCCAGCTCCAGGAAGTGAGTTCATAAGGTCGTCAAGCTCGCTCGGGAATACATCGGTCACATCTATATGCTGCGCCCGCATGGCTTCCTTCAATAAGTAGCGGCGGCCGTCAGGTCCGAGGACTTGCATATCAAACGGGTTTGCGGTTGAGGCAAGAAGCTCTGAAAGGCGCACGGCCTGCTGTTCCTTTGCAACCATGCTTGACGCGCCTTTGGCAACGATCTTGTTGTCGCAGATCAGCTCCGCGTTTTCTTCCTGCTCGATGTTCCAGTAATATTGTCGCTCCACGGTCCGGGTGATGATCTTGGAGTCAATCGTCTTTAAAACATTTTTAATGCCGCGTGCCGCGTTGTTCATAAGCATCCCGAGGCCCGAGGCGGTTTTCCCCGCGCCGCTCACGTCGGTATTGCCCTGCACGTACCCGGGCACGCCGGAATGTTCATCAAAGAGTTTTGAGAAATGCTGATAGGCAAAAACCAGCTTCTCGACAAACATTTGCGGCTGATAGAAATTGAGGGCCGGCGCTGAGTTCCCCATTTGAGCATCCGTAACATCCCACACTTTCCACGGCCACATTACCGGGGATTGTCCGCTCGGGATCCGGTCAATGTTGCGCTCGACTTGCGGGCCGCTCGCCATGCCGACGTTATTCACCAGCGCCCGGGCGATCGCATTGAGCACGCCCTGCAGATCAGCAACCACTTGCGGGAGCCCGGCACCCCAAAACGAGTTCGGTTTCTCGACAAAGGACGCTTTCGAGAACGGCTTCTCGCCCAGCGGATCGGGATTGAGCATCGCCTTTATAACGTGCCGGCCGATCAGCCAGCAGCAAATATCATAATCCTTGGTCGGATCATCAATCAGGTTCGGCTCAATTCCCCACTCCAGCAGCATTTTCCCCTGGACGCTGCCCCAATATTCGAGGGCGTCTATTTTTTCATAAATATAGTCCGCGCTCGTGTCCTTGTTTTCGATCAGCTTTACATCAAGAGATATTGCGGTCCATTCTTTCAGGCCGCCGGCGCGGTGTTCATCAAGGACGGCGCGGATTTCATCGTCGTCAAAGCCGGGAGCGCCGATCAGCTCGTTCAGCTCGCGCGGCGTCAAGTGGATATGGTGAATAAGCCAGAGATCATCAATGCCGTTTGAGTTCGGCGCGGGATAAATATCAAAGGGCGAGGCATAGCTGTAACGCGGAACAATCACGTCCTCAATTTTTATGGTGACTTTCCCGGTTTGCGGGTTCTGGACCGGCACGCGCTTTTTCTCTTTAACAAAAACCGGGCCTTTCACGATGCCGGCAAGGCTGGCGACAATATCAAATATCGCTTCATCAAGGGCCTCATGCCAGCCGCCCTCGGTGAGCTGGTCGTCGATCTTCTTTTTCATTTCGCCGCAAATCTCTTTTGCCTTTTTCTCGAGCACGAGCTTGACGCCCTTCATAACGTCGGGCATGGCGTCCTGCAGCCGCATGGCGATCTGTTGCGGATCAAGGGGCTCAGTAGCGCCGGTCATGGCTATTTCCTGATACGCCGCCGCCAGGGCCTTCATTAAAAACTTCTGCTTGATCTCGGCCTCGACTCCTGCGGGGAGTTCGGGGATAGGTGTCGGCCGTATATCCCACGGCTTTTCATCGGGCGGGAAAAGGATCTCTTTAATCCACGCCTGCGCGGACCGGCATTTCGTGTCGGTCGTCATAACAAAGATTTCCGGCTGGCTTATCGAGCGGATTGCCGCGAGCTTGTCGGCCTCGTACTCCCCTTTGATCTGCCGGAGATTTTTTAACATCTGCGTTTCAACATCGCGCTTGGCTATTTTCGCGGACTCCCAGCACTTGCGAACGTGGGACGCGAGCTGGGTGAGCATCACGTCCTCGTTTTTCTTCTCGCCACCATCGGACACGATCGCTTCTTGCCGGCGCTTTTCCGCGTCGAGCTGGTCATTATTTAAAACTCTCAACATACCATTTCTCCTTTTAAGACCAGGCGGCAACCGGCGGCGCGGCCTGCGGCGTAACGCGGTTAAAGAGTTCGTTCTGCCTGATTGCCTGATCGCCTTTGCGGGCAAGCATCGCGGCGTACTGTGCTGCGTCGTGAATATGGGAGTGGATATTTTTTGACGGCTTTTCAGAGTAGCGGTCCTCGCCCACTATTTGAATTTTCCGCCATTTATATTCTGAGTTAAAACCCTTGCGAAGCACTTTACAATTTGGGGATAAAAGTAATGCCGGTTGCCCTCCAACCAGCATTGTCAAATACGCATCAACGGCATTGTAGCGCGGCGTCCAGAGGTTCGACCACGCGGGCTGTGCCGGGAAACCGTACTGCTTCAATATCTGAAAACACGTCCGCTGGTCATTTTGCGAGCGGGCGGTACCGCCGGGATCCCCGGTTATCGCAAACCGGAAACGGTTGTAGGTAGTCCGCATGAGCGGGATAAACAACTCTTTTAACATCTGCTCGAGGCCCATGTCCTCGGTGCAGACTTCATTAATAATCAAGAACTGGTTTTTATGGTTGAGCTGCGTTATCGCGGCGGCCGGCGTATTGCCAAAGTCAAAGCCGACGATCAGCGGGATTTCCGGCGCGGGCTGAATAATCTCTTTCGCGCAGTGAAACGCATCGTTGTAATTGTGATAAATAGGCTTCCCGGACCGTGAATACCCGTACTTGCCATGGCAGTACACGTCGATATAGGCCGGGTCTTTTCCTTTAATCAGATTGGTGTAGTAGTTTTTAGGAAGGTTTGGAATGTTTTCTGCGTTGGGTGCAAGTCCGCTTGGCTGGTGAAACACTCGCATATTGTCCGGGCAATCTTCTTCAAACAGCTTGTATATCCAGTGTTCGGAATCGGGCGGGTTGGTATCGGCGAGCACTCCAGACCAATCGCACTCACCAAAATCTCCGTTTGGATAGCGCCCCACTCGTCCTTGAGCGGCGTCGAAGATGGCCTTTGGTATTTCTCGTAGTTCGTTAATCCATATCCCCGTAGCTTCCAGGGACAAGAGGTTTGAAACGTGCTCGGGCCGGTCAAGGGCAAGGAAAACGATCTCTGCCTCAACCGTTGTTCCATCTGGTAAAGGCACGTTATTGATGAGAAAAGTATGTTTAGTTTCGTTCCAGACGCCATAATACTCCTTCGGGAACCAGTAAAAGAAGGTTTTCATCGTGGTCTTTTCGAGCTGCGGCATGGTGTTGCGGACTACCGGCCACCGGGTCCTGCGCACGCCGTCAAAACCCGGCTTCTGCGCGCACGCCTTCTCGACAATATTTATGCAGCATCCGGACGATTTCCCGGAGCCGAAAGGCCCTATAATCAAGCGCACAAATGACCTGTCCTCGGAAAACTCCCTGA